TTTTCTGACTCGTGGTTTGTAAATTCATCAGCTTTAACAAATCAAACAGATAGGGCATTAAGGTTAAATGAATCAAGTGCAGAAGAAACAAGCAACGCATTTTGGAATAATACAGCACCAACTTCAACAACTTTTTCTTTAGGCAATGGAGTTTCTGTAAGTGGACAATCTTATGTGGCATATTCTTGGCATTCAGTTGCTGGCTATTCTAAGATAGGGAGTTATACTTGGACAGGAACTTCTTATACAGCAGGAACAATGGTTACAGGTTTAGGATTTGAACCTTCTTTTGTAATGATAAAAGGAATTAGTTTAACTAGTGATTGGCAGATGTATGATAACAAAAGGGTTTCAGGTACACAAAGTTATGCATTATACGCAGACTTATCTGATGCAGAAGTAACAAGTGGATATCAAGGTATTGGATTTGATTCAGATGGATTTAGTGCTATTGTTGGTGCTGATGGCAACACAACTGCCAGTGGTGGTTTAAATAAAAACGGTGAAACTTACATATATATGGCATTTGCAGCAAACTAAAATAATTAATAAATAAAAATAAATATGGCAACAAATTCTTCAAGAGATTTAAGACATTACGCCGGAGCGGCAGGTATATTTGCATTAGTTATTGCATTATTACTTTTTCTTTCTTTTTATCAAATACCAAAAGATAACAAAGATATATTCGTATCTATAGTAGGTATGATAGTAGGTTCTTTGTCTGTGGTTATATATGCTATTATAGGTAGAAATCCAGATGAAGTAAATGCTTTAAAAAGTAAAAACGAATCATTACAGTCGCTTGCAGATCAAATGGAAAAAAGAAATGATCAATTAGAAAAAATGATTATTGATATGCAAAGTGATATAATAGATAAACTAACAATACTAGGCGCAAGCGCTTTTGATACTGTTTATAACAAGACTAAACAATGTACTTGCGGAAATAATAGCTGCACTTGTAAAGGTGCTTAAATTTAAGTGATAATAAACTGTAAACCTTATAATTAATTAAAACCAAAACCAATGACACTTTTTTACCAGACTCATTCGTGGAATAGTCAACCACAAATTTCCGATGAAACCATAGATCTTTGGAAGCACATAGCTGATAAAGGTAACTGGCGAATCACCCAACTACCAAACGGTTTTTATCAAACCGAATACCAAGACCCTAAGAAAGAAGGAACTTGGAACGACGTTACCCGTAGGGAAACACTAGAAGGAGCTGAATCAGCGATTGATGCTTCTGTTGCCCACTATTCTAAAAAAATAGAATTTATAAACGGTCCTAAAGTCGTTAAAACCTTTAAGTAACAATCAATTAAAATTAAATCAAATTAAATTAAATTATGTCAGACGCGATTGTCAAGAATCTTAGTTTCGGTTACGAAGCAAAAGATCAACTATTTGAAGGTATTAATAAACTCACAAAAGCCGTTAGTTCCACACTTGGTGCTAGCGGTAAACGTGTAATTTTAGAAGACGGAGGAGGTAATCCTATTATAACCAAAGACGGTGTAACCGTTGCGGATTCAATAGTGTTATTAGATCCAATAGAAAATATGGGTGCTACGCTTTTAAAGGAAGCTGCTAGAAAAACTGTGAAAGAAGCAGGTGATGGAACCACTACTGCTACAGTACTAGCACACTCAATCTTAACGCAAGCTTATCCTGAATTGGAGGAGCTTGGCGCTAGGAGTTTAAAAGAAGGTATTGATAATGCTGTTAATAAAGTAATAGATTATCTAGAAACAAACTCAATAAAAGTAACTGGTCAAATGATAGATCAAGTTGCAAGTATTTCTACAAATAACGATAAAGCACTCGGTGCCGTTATAGCTGAAGCCTTTAGATCAGTTGACGAAACTGGTGTTGTAATGATGGAAGCTACAGAGTTATCTAAAACAACTTCTGAATTAATAGAAGGAATGCAATATGGAAAAGGATTAACAAACTCTCACTTTATTACTAAAACAGAAACAAGAGTTGCTGAATTAAATAATCCTTTGGTTTTACTTATTGAATCACCAGTTGAGAATGTAAGAAAAATACAGAATATATTAGAGCATGCAATTAAAAATAATAAAGCATTACTTATTATTGCTGATTTAGACCCTAAAGTAATTTCTACTTTAGCTATGAATAAAATAAAAAATATTGTAAAAGTAAATGTTATAAATGCACCAACATATGGTATAACAAAAAAAGATATGCTAACTGATTTAGCATTACTGACCGGTGCGACGATTATCAACGAAGATTTAGGTGATGATATGGATATGATATTACCGGAACATTTAGGAACATGTCTTAAGTCTATAACTAATGACACTGAAACTATTTTTAAATTTGAAAACATAACCGATGAAGTAGCAGACATTATAGCTACTATAAAAGAAGATTTAAACAAAAGTAATACTGCCCCTGAAGTTATAAGGCTAGAAAAAAGACTAGCTAGGTTATCTGCAAAGATTGCTACTGTAAAAGTAGGTGCAGATTCAAGTATAGAATTAAAAGAAAAAACTGATAGAGTAGAAGATGCTATCTGTGCTACTAAAGCCGCTATTAAAGAAGGTATTGTAGCCGGTGGCGGTGTGGCACTTTTAAATGCTGCTATGTTTATCAAACCTAAAGATAAAGCTGAAAGCATCCTTCTGGAAGCCATTAAAGCTCCCTATCACACTATCTTAGACAACGCTAACATTAGTGAAGCACATCCTGAAAAGAAAGGATGGGGACTAGATGTGATAACGGGTAAATCGGTTAAGATGGTTAAAGCCGGAATAATCGATCCTTTACTAGTAACAAAAGCAGCACTTAGAAATGCGGCATCTGTTGCAACAACTATTTTATCTACTGATTGTATAATTAATAATTTAAGAATTAATGAAGGCAATAGGTAGAAACTTAATCATAAGTAAAGAAAAACAAGGCACTTCATCCACTAAAGGTGGTTTGCTAGTTTCTGAAAATCAAAGAGAAGATTTAAGATACAATAAAGCAGAAGTAATATCAATAGGTTCTGAAGTAGTAGGTATTAAAGAATCAGATAATATTTATTATGACAGCTCAGCTGGACACAATGTGGAAATAGATAAAACTATTTATCAGGTTATAAAGCTTCAAGATGTTGTTATAGTAGTATGAGAAGATTAGAAGCAAAGGATTTAAAAGAAATGAACTTAGTTAAACATTATCGAATTATAAGACAATGGGCAGCTAAGAACAATAACTTAACCAGTGCTGATATAGAACTTCTTATATATTTAGATTGCATAGATATATTTAGCAAAATAGATTTTAAAATGGGTGCATATTCTTATAGCTGGGATAACAGAAGATGGAATAGATTATTACAAGAAGACTGGATTAAAGTTTGGCGTAAAAGAAATCATACAACTCAAAAGTATAATCTATATAAGATGTCTTTTAAAGGCAAGCAGTTAATAAATAGAATATACAGAATAATGCTTGGTCAAGAAGATATACCAACCAGCGAAAGAAGAAATGTTATAATGCTAGGTAGAACATATACCGATACAGTATTAAAAACATCAATCAACAATGTAAACAAAGACAAACACAGATAACCAAAAACAAAAAAAAATGAAATCACCAGCAGTAGTAAAAGCAGAAGCAGGCGTTGTAGGCGCTAATGCTCTTTGGGATGGACCGTTAAATACAATGGGTTTCCCTATGGGTAGAGGATCTAGTTCAGGAATTACAGGTATGCAGCTTAAAAAAGCAAGCTGTGCTTATAAAGCAGGTCCTATTACGCAACTTGCTAAAGGCTCCATGTAAGATATGGAAATAAATGATATTAAGCTTATAGTACTAAATGGCACTGTAGGCGTTGTAACTATGACAAACTTAGAAGTTTGGTTAAAAATAATTCTGTTAGTTGTTACAATCGGTTATACATTAAGTAAGTGGATTAAAATAAAAAAGTAATGGCTTATATACAAAATGATTCGCCTTTTCAAAAAAAGAAAACAGCTGCTTGGACCCGAAAAGAAGGAAAAGACCCTAAGGGAGGTTTAAACGAAAAAGGAGTTAAATCTTACAGAAAAGAAAATCCTGGAAGTAAACTTCAAACTGCAGTTACAACTCCCCCTTCTCAATTAAAAAAAGGTAGTAAAGCGGCTAAAAGACGTAAATCATTTTGTGCAAGAATGAGTGGTGTAAAAGGGCCTATGAAAAAACCTAATGGTGAACCAACTCGGAAAGCTTTAGCTTTAAAAAAATGGAACTGCTAATAAAACAATAACAACAACAATAACAAAAACAAAAACACAGAAATTATGGGACACATGAAATCAGACGAACGTTATGATGCTAAAATGGCATATGACAAAAATTTATCATCTTCAGCTAGAATGCATTATTTAGAAAATAATATAGCAGACAGAAAGGGACATTCCGGAAGTTACAGCGGTAATCATCCTAGATATTCTTCTCCAACATCTATGATGGGCCAAGCAAATGCAGATTTAGCTTACAATCCGGTAGAAGATATTGCTGGACAAGGTACTGAGGGAATAAATACAGGAATGATGATGAAAAAAGATATGTCTCCTATGAATCGTCAAAAATATGGTGGTAATAAAGGTGACGAAAGTATGTCAGATAGAGATTATAGCTCGCCGGCTACTATGTATGGTGGTAAAAAAGGTGATATGAGTAAATCAAGAAGAGACTATTAATATATAGCTATGAACAAATTAGGATATAAACAAAAGGGTATACCAATGCTAAAGTCTCCATTAAACGTTGAAGACGGATTAATAATGAGAGGAATAAAAGGAGCTGGTTCTGCTCAAAGTGCTCAGAGTGTACAAAACAGAAGAAGAGAAGCGGGTAATTTTACGAAGGATGAAGCAAGAAGAGCTAATGCACCTAAAACCCCCCCTGGCCCAATGGTTGACCAGCCATCTTTAGAATCAAATAATAAACCAGCTAAATTTAAATCAATATTAGGAGAAGGATTTAATAAATCTAGTACTGGTGGTGGAAGCACACGTAGCAGAAACTTAACAACAGCTAATGCAGGTATAAAAACACAAAAAATAAATGTATTAGATTCTGGAGCGGCTAGAACTTCACAAATTCCAACACCAGGAAAAGCCGAAAGAAAAGATATACTTGATAGCAAAGCTTCTAAAACAACTGCATCTAGAATTGGAAAATCTCGTAAAGATATTAGAAAAGAAAAAAGAGCAAATATAAAAGGTGGAATGTCAAGGCAAGAAGCTCGCTTGAAAAAAACACAAAGCAAAGCTGCAAGTGCAAAAGCTAAAACGAACAGAACTATTAAAAGCATAGATCCTACAAAAGCTAAATCAGCTGACACAGACGCAAAACAAACTAGCGCAAAGTCTACAAGAGCAAAAGCTAAAAGATTAGAAAGAAGAGCTGAAAGACTTAAAGGTAGAGTTAATGCTTCTAAAGTAAGTAAATAAAACAGATAGGACTGTATAAACCCTAGCAAACAAAAACAATCACAATTACAAACACAAACACAATGGCTAAATTTTTATCATTTAACGTTACTAATACTGGCGCTGCAACAACAGAAGGAGAGTATTTAGTAAACGTAGATCAAATCAGTGCAATAACTTATGTTACTGCAACAGGAGTATTAACTGTAGAATTAAAAAACACTGCAACTTCACAAATTGCATTTTTACTTTCAACATCTAATGCAGGCGCAGCAGCTGTACCAACAATCACGGCTGGGACTCCAACACTTCAAACTGTTAATAGAGCTTTAACTGCTAATCCAGGTGGTGTAAAAGCTTCAGTTGGTTTTGGAAAAGATCAAACAGGTGGTGTACCAGCTCCAGGACAAGGGCCTTTAGCTGCTAACTTACAAATATTTGTAAACACAGTTACTTATACTGCCTAATTATTAATTCATATGCCTCCTGTTTAGGCAGGGGGTATATAATTTTATTTATATGAAAGCAACAGGATTAGGTGATACAATTGAAAAAATAACAACTGCAACAGGTGTTAAAAGCGTTGTAGGTTTAATTTCTAAAAGTTTAAAAAAACCTTGTGGTTGTCAAAAAAGAAAAGAAGCTTTAAATAAAAAATTCCCTTATGGCGTTTAAACTAAACACACCACCTTACAGTTGCGATAACACACCTATATATAGTGTAGACTTAGGAGGCATGGTTTTAGGTAAAGCTAATAATAACGGTTCTATATTAGTTGATATTAATGTAAACCCAAAAGATAAAGAAAAAGTTATAGATCACGAAATGGTTCATATAGATCAATTTAAAAGAGGTGATTTAGATTACGACGATAAAAACGTTTACTGGAAAGGTAAAACATATTCAAGAAGCAAAATGCAAGAAGGAGCAAAAAATCTTCCTTGGGAAAAAGAAGCATATAACAAAACAAAAAAATAATATTATGGGAACATTTATGTCAAAACACGCGGCCAACCTTTTAAACATTAATCCAATAGATAACAAAGCAAGTGCAATAAATATGAAAGGCGATTTAGATAAGGATGGAAAAATGAGTTCTTGGGAAAGTGCTCGTAAAGAAGCAATTGATAAAAATAGTTAATAAGTAAAATGTGGAAATTACTACTAGGTCTTTTAAAAGGCGGAGATAATAAAAAATCTGCAGCGGGTAATTTAGCATGGGAAATTCGTGAAGCTATTAAGGGTAAAGAATTAGACCCTAATGAAATCATTGAATTACAAACTAAAATAAATGAAATTGAAGCCGGACATAGAACGTTATTTGTTGCAGGCTGGAGACCTTTTATAGGTTGGATATGCGGAGTTGCATTAGCTTACAACTTTGTTATAAGAGATTTATTTATTTGGATTACAAAAACAACTGACGCTCCTCCAGCATTACAAATGGAGCATTTAATGACTGTACTACTGGGTATGCTAGGCCTTGGGGGTTTACGTACCTTTGAAAAAATAAAAGATAAAACAAAATAATTTAAAAAATAAAAAAATGATACAATACGGAATAAGTAGAGATTTTGCTAATCTTGCTGTTGATTTATTTGCAACAGGAACATTAAAAGTGCCAGGAAGCTCTGCTGCGGGTATTCCTATTGGGCAAATTGTAGATGGTACAGCTAATTTAACTGCTAATGAATCTAGAACAGTATATGCAAGCGGAGGTACATTTATAGGATCTGCATTATATTCAACATCAGGTATAAACACTGGAACAACATATCAAATAACTACTGATAATGCTGGCGCTGTAAGTGCGATTGAAGTTGTATCTTCAAGTATTATTAATTCTGGTATAGCTGGTCAAACAATAATTTTTGATGCAGTAACTTTAAATGCTGCATTTGGATTAACTACCGTAACGGGTAATATTACAGTTACAACAGTTGCTGGAGACTTTACAACTCCTTTAGATGTAGACGGTAATTTTACAGCTCCTGACAATGAAAGCTTTGCAGTTTATGGCTCAGCAAATGGTAATTCTAATTATAATTTAAAAGTAGAGCTTTCTGCTAATCAGCCTGGGGACTTTGTAATTATACAAAATTTAGGTGCTCACACTTTTGTACCAATATTGGCAAGAAAAATTTATGTAACTGATGCTGCAACTACGGCAACAAATATATTAGTATTAAGGTAAAAATATTTTATAATCAATTAAATTTAATCAAATGAAAAAAGTAGAAAAAAACAAAGTAACAGAAGAGCAACTTGCTAAAGTTAAAGAACAGCAAACATCAATGGCCAATCTTTTAAGAGACGTTGGGTTTGTTGAAAATCAAAAGCATGTGCTATTACATGAGTACGCTGGTATAAGCCAACAGATGGAAGAGTATAAAAAAGAGTTAGAAAAAGAATACGGTGCAATTAGCATTGACCTAGAAACAGGTGAGTATACTGAAATCGAAGCTTCAGAAGAAGTAAAAGAATAAAATGTCTAGTATTATAAGAAAGATCAGCATTGGTTCTGATTATAAAAATGATGCCATGCACTACTCCGTTGGGCAAGAAGTCTATGGGGGACATAAAATAGCTTATATCATATTTGAAGATACTGATGGTTCTTATAATATTTTTATTAAAAAAAATAATGAGGTATTGCCGTGGAAAAAATTTAATTCTAATATGGCCGTATCCGTTGAATATAATTTAGAGTATGAATAGTGTATATGATTTTATTGTTGAACCAATAGGAGAAAGATATAATAACACTTTAAAAATAGGTAATAAAAATTTAATAGTAAATTCTAGTATAGAATCATTTAAATTTATAAATAAAAAAGCTAAAGTAATTTCAATACCCTTAGCATATAAAACTCCAATAAAAGTAGGTGATGAAATAATAATACATCACAATATTTTTAGAAGATATTATGACATAAGAGGTAAAGAAAAAAATAGTAGCAAATATTTTAAAGATAATTTGTATTTTTGTCAAATAGATGAAATCTATTTATATAAACAAAACAAAAAATGGAAGTCTTTTGGAGACAGATGCTTTGTTAAGCCTATTTTAAATAAAGACTATTTAAAGCAAGATAAAGAACAAAGCCTTATTGGTATACTAAAGTATGACAATAGCTCTTTAAATGCGCTTAATATTAGCTCTGGGGACCTAGTAGGGTTTACACCAAATGGTGAGTGGGAGTTTATAATAGATAATGAGCGTTTATACTGTATGAAATCAAATGATATTGTTATTAAATATGAACACAAAGGAGACGAAGTTGAATATAATCCAGGCTGGGCAGTTAGCAGTTAAGGAATTAATTAAAGTAGCTAAAGAAGCAATTGTAGATTCAGGCGATGATATATCTGCAGATAGGCTTAAAAATGCTGCTGCAACTAAAAAGCTAGCAATATTTGACGCATTTGAAATATTAAGCCGAATAGAGCAAGAGGAAAAAATGTTAGAAGATAACACAAAGCAAGCTAATAAGTTTGGTGGCTTTGCTGAAAGCAGATCTAAATAATGTATCAACAAACGCTATATTCAATTGTAGAAGATCATATAAGACCTAATACTTTAAAAAGATTAAATAGATTAAAAAGTTTTAAGTACGGTTATAACAAAGAATATGATTTAGTAGTTATAAGTAAAAACGGTACAGTAGGTGCAATATATGATATACAAGGCTTTAGAATTGGCATACCAATAATAGATAAAGCTTATAAAAGAAGTAAAATAAAAGCCGAACAGTACTGGGAAAAATTTGAATATCCTAAAGCGCTTAGCAAAATTAAAAGTGTTTTTGACTGGAATAATTATCCTGACAATTTTAAAGAACAATGGTATAACTATATAGAGAATGAATTTAAAGCTAGAGAAGAGGGGTTTTCGTTCTATAATAATGGTATCCCTACTTACATTACTGGTTCTCACTACATGTACTTGCAATGGACCAAGATTGATGTTGGGGCCGCAGAGTTCAGGGAATCTAACAGATTATTCTACATTTTTTGGGAAGCCTGTAAGGCCGACAATAGATGTTACGGTATATGCTACCTCAAGAATAGACGGTCTGGGTTTAGCTTCATGGCATCATCAGAGACTGTTAGCCAGGCAACGATATCAAGCGATGCTAGATTTGGAATTTTATCGAAGACGGGTGCTGATGCAAAAAAGATGTTTACCGACAAAGTTGTACCCATATCCACGAACTATCCGTTCTTCTTCAAACCGGTACAGGACGGGATGGACAGGCCGAAGACCGAGCTTGCGTACAGGGTCCCGGCGTCGAAACTAACTAGAAGAAAAATAGAATTAAACGAGCAGTTAAAAGACATTGAAGGATTAGATACTACTATTGACTGGAAAAATACAGGAGATAACAGTTATGATGGTGAAAAATTAAAGCTGTTAGTACATGATGAATCTGGTAAATGGGAAAGACCGGATAATATATTAAACAATTGGAGAGTAACTAAAACAACATTAAGATTAGGTAGCCGGGTAGTTGGTAAATGCATGATGGGTTCAACATCAAACTCATTAGATAAAGGAGGGGAAAATTTTAAACGATTATATGAAAATTCAAACGTTACTAAAAGAAACCGCAACGGACAGACTAGCTCAGGATTATATTCTTTGTTCATAC